GGTAACACGTACGGTATCACGTACGCGAACCTGCTCATCGTGCTGGATACCTTTCGCCAAACATTACGAATGGATCTACAATGTGATGCGAGAGATTACGGAGGGCATCAATGCCGAGCAATGGCGATTCGACATCCAAGGCATCCAACAGTTGCAGATCCTGCGATACCGCCCACTACAGAAGTTCTCATGGCACTACGACACCTACACATCCGAAGCACCAGTTCGCAAGCTTACGGCTGTGGTGAACCTGTCCGCGCCAGAGGAGTATATCGGAGGAGGGTTGCAGGCTAAGGCTGATATGGTGAATCCTCAGTTCATCCGCGAGCAGGGAGCAGGTTGCTGGTTTCCATCCTACATCGAGCATCGTGCGCGTGCGCCAATATGGGGAACGCGCTGGGTGTTGGTGGCTTGGTTTACTGGACCTGCTTGGCGATAATGGCAACGCTCAACGAGAACATCCCATCCTTCAAGGCTATGGTGAGGAAGTCATTCTTTACCAAGACTGAGTCAGACAAGGAATTTTATAACGTCTATGTGTTCGCCTTGCAGTCTTGCGCTGGGGCAATCCTAACCTTCCACGTTATGACCGACTCTGGAATGCTGCGGAGTCGAGTACCGTTATCTGAGATATATACTCACGAGCCAGAGGCCGACATCCCATTCAACTACAAACAGCTTTGGGATTGCTTCTCTGAGAATGTAACCGTTACCGAGTACAGCTTCCTCGCCTATCATCGCGCTCAGATACTACTAAGGGATGCGACTAAGGTTTGGGGTACATACTTGTTTACTGTGGATTGGTTTAACAATCCATACAGCGATGAGCCATCAGACTACAAGTGCGGTCATGTGTTCGCTGGTGACGATGGCTACTTACTCTGTATGCCAAACAACCGAATCTTCTGGCGGGATAGTAATTGGGTTACGAAGAAGTTGCCAGATAACCTCAAGCAGTTTCGGGTTGATACAGACCTGCCAAGCGTAGAGAATCAGAGTGACAAGTGGGTAACTGAGGATACAGACTCGTTTTATTACGACATTAAAGAAAGGGATACACAATGAATGTAGAGGCTAAAAACAGGTTGAAGTGGGCAAGAGACATGCTTGCCATCGCCAGGGAGAAGCTCGTCTTGGAGCGTAACCGCGCCACTCACGGGCGTTCTGTAGATATGATCCAGATTATAACGATGGTCGATGCAGCCAGCCTGGTGTGCAAAGAAGTAGTAGGAGGTGAAGATGAAAACAAAGGATGAGTTGGCGATGCAGGTTAGGAAGGAGTGGGATGAGCAAGGATATAGATGGAGGCTGTGGGTCGAAGCTGGCGGATTCAGATCCGAGATATTTTGTTATGAGTGGAATGAGAACGAATACTCCAAATGCGTCAGGGAATTAGTTGACCACGCATACCAGATGCAGAGCGTATGAGCATACGAGAAGACATCCTTGACCAGTTCGGTGATGATGCACACACGATGCTGTTTGCCGATGGATTTGACGATGCACTGGTGGGCGTGGGTAGTGCGTTCGGTGGCGATCTCTGCGCGATCTATGATGCGGACGCAATCATCGAGAGCCTTATGAAGCAAGGCATGGACTACGCCGAGGCTATGGAACACTTCGATTTTAATATTGCAGGAGCTTATGTAGGTGAGCAGACTCCGATCTTCATGCACAAAATAGAAAGGCAGGCCAAATGAGCGCGCTATACGATTGGATCATTGTCGGAGCAGGATTGGCAATAGGAAGGCTTCTTGTTGCCATTGCGGTTATCACAGTAGTCACAGCAATTCTCGCTGTGTTCTTTATTTGGGAGGAAAGATCAAAATGAAACTATGGACAAATAACACAAACGCAATTCACAAAGTCGATGACAATATGCTCTATCCGCGCACTACCTATGTGTTGCCAGATGAGCTAACTGGACCAACCTGGGACGATTCAATCCCTTGCCCACACAAGATCAAGCCGTACTATAAGGGGCGCGCTGCTGGTGGAGCAACAGCCGTCTACCGCGCTGGTGCAATCGGTGATGCAATTATCGCTACTGCCTTCGTCAACTACCTAGTGCAAGAGTCGGGTGGGGTTGTGGAGGTTTACGCTCCTGCCCGCAACCTGCCTCTCTACGCTGGGCTGGGTGCAAAGCTGTGGCCGTTGCCATCCTCGCTGGAAGCGTGGGATTCTTTTGATGCTCACTTGCCGACGGATGATTTGTTCAGCGGTCAGGTTGGGAACACCAAGCTAGGCACAGGCGGTGGTAACTGCTACCAGAGGATCTATGAGTGGATGGGTGTTTGGGATGAGAAGACGATGGCGAAGTATTGTAAGCCAGTTCTACATCTCATCGAGCCAGACCACGAAGAGCTAAAGGCAATGGGCAAGTGGCCGTTGCCTAGTCCGTTCTTTGCTTACCATGTTTCGTCTAGCGGTCCGACTCGTACCTACCCGCCAACGATGGGGCAGGAGGCAGTGCTGGCGTTGCTGGAGGCTTACCCCAAACATCACGCTGTGATTATTGGGCTGGATAACTCAAACAACTTTAAGGTGGATCATCCAAGAGTGATTGACCTATTCAATTGCACCAAGGCTGTGCGCTCGCTGTTCCCGATTATTAGCGGGGCTGACTTCGTTGTCGCGCCAGATAGCTCAGTCAATCACATGGCTGCTGGATTGGATACGCCGTGCGTGTCGTTGTGGGGCAGCTACGACCCCGCCGACAGAATGACTTATTATAGTAAGAACGTATCGGTGTTCAAACCCGATACTTGTCCACACGCGCCTTGCCGTCCTCACGCTGGATTGCCACAGGCTAAGTGTAAGGATGCGACCAACAAGACACCGAAGACGCAATACTGGTGCAATGCTCTGCGGAATATAACAGCGCAGGATATTGTTGAGGCATCCAAAAAGGCAATAGAACTAGAAAGCAAATAACTAACTGGCGTTGTGGTATGCAAGGAGATCTTGCATCGGGCGTTTCCTCAGTGTGTCTACCCCTTGAATCAGAGCCAGTTTGAATTTTAAATTAAAACAAAACTTAAATAGAATATGAATTTCTTGGGATGCAATGAAGAGCTTAAGGGTTGTCCATTTGCAAAAATGGAGCGCAGAAGCCAGACCTATTCCAACGGTCTTGTTGTTCATGTTATGCAATGCGTAAACTGTGGTAAATACACTGGAGATAAGATTAAGAAGGACTCCAGCACTCCTCCTCCTTTAGACAGAAAATTGATTGTAGCTGGACGCGAAGCCAGATACGCTAATTATGAGGCTGCCAAAATAGCTATTGAGCCAGATCCTAAACAACAATACAGCGAAGCAGACTACGGAATTTATCTTAAGTCGGAGGCATGGAAGGCAAGGCGAAGAAAAGTTATTGAGAGAGACAAGATTTGCCAAGGATGTATGGATGCACCTATTGATGATGTCCACCATCTTTCTTATCGCAATATATATGATGAATTTTTGTTTCAATTGGTAGGACTTTGCCGTAATTGTCACGAAAGGTGGCATCAGAAATGACCCCCGCACAACGGCAAGCTGAAGAGATCGTAGGTCAAGTGGATTGGCAGTCCGAGAACCACGGGCTGTGCAAGTGTCCAGGCGAGGCTGCGCACACCAGCCACACTCGCATCCGAGACACAACGGTGTTCGTGGACGGCGCGCCGACTATCTTTTGCTGGCATACTTCCTGCACGCCGTATCGTGATGAAGCTAACCGCAAGTTGCGCCGAGCTATATCCAGCGATGTTCTTTACAAGCCAATAAACATTATGTCGGGTGGCACAGCCGTACCAAAGCTGGTAATCAAGAAAGACCCGCACTCCGAGGTGCTGGATAGGATTAAGACGATTGCTGAATCCAACAAGCAACGCTACCTGACGCATTATACTTGGGACCCAGCGGATATGTACGAGGAAAGCCCGACCAAGCTTGGCGATCCAGCACAGGACTATCAGTTGTTCCTATCTATGTTCAATGCTCTTGACAACATCTGGATAGGCAACGTGACAGATAGCGGTAAGCATCCACAGAACTTCCGCACAGCTTACGATTGGAAGAAGCTGGATGAACCGATTGGGCAGTACACGACTGGCGCGAGCTATAAGCAGGGTACAGTCAGTAGGTCCAACGATACGGTTGAGCATAGGGTGTTCTTGGTTGTCGAGTCGGATGTGCTGACTAAGCCAGAGATGGGCGCGGTGTTCCAATTGATGCGCGACTTGTTCAGCATGAAACTACACGCTGTCGTGGATACTGGCGGAAAGAGCTTGCATGGTTGGTTTGAGATGCCACCTAAGAACGAATGGGTGGAACAGTTAAAAGCTTTTCTTATTCCGTTAGGCTGTGATCCTGCAACATTCAAACCCAGCCAACCCGTTAGGATTCCTGGGGCAAAGAGAGAAGACAAAATGCAAAGCCTATTATGGTTTTGCAAAGGAGGAAAATGATAGAGCCAGCAGTAGCACTTGGTATCAAACCGAAGACGGACGAGTGGCCGCCGATCAAATCTTATGCACAACTTGTTAAGGAAGACTTACCCGCACCAGAGACGTTAATTGAGGGAATGTTGCACCGAGGCGGGAAGATGTTGCTGGGCGGAGGTAGCAAGGCGTTTAAGAGTTGGTCACTAATCGACTTAGCCCTTTCGTTACACGCTGGCGTGCCTTGGTGGGGGCAGCAGTGCAAGATGTCGCGGGTGTTGTTCATTAACTTCGAGATCCAAGAGTGGTCATTCCGCAATCGTTTAGCCGATGTTATCAAAGCCAAAGGACTAGAAGACAAGGCCGATGACTTTGATGTGTGGACGCTCCGAGGTCACGCTGCCGACTTGACTCTCATCCGTCCTATGATCGAGAAGCAGATTGAAGGTAAGGGCTACCAAGCGATCATCCTTGACCCTAACTATATGCTGATGGGTGAGAGAGATGAAAACAGTGCGGGCGATATGTCATCATTGATGAATGAGTTTGAGTACCTAGCCACGCGCCACAATCTATCGATCATCCTGTCACACCACTTCAGCAAGGGTAACAAGTCGGGTGCAGAGTCGATTGACCGCTTCAGTGGGTCGGGCGTGTTCGCCCGTAATCCAGACACGCTGGTCGTTCTGACTGCCCACGAGGAGGATGAGAAGACTTACACTTGTGACATCACACTGCGTAACTTCCCGCCAGTAGATAGCTTTGTCGTTCAGTGGCATTACCCGCTGTTCCAAGCCAACTTTGCACTCAATCCAGATAAGCTAAAGAAACCAGGCGCACACAAGGCGGTTGATGATAAAAGGTTCTTAACTGAGATGGGTAGCAAGCAGTGGCAAGCGGGTGATTTATGTCGTCATATCATTGAAAAGTTGGAAGTATCGGAAAGTACGTTTTATAGGTATCTAAAACGCCTCCATAAAGCTAACAAGATATTGTCTGACAGCGGCTTATATATTGCCAATCAGACCACTTTCTAATCCACTTTCAAAACACTATCATTCCTTGAGCAGTCAGACTCCTTATATATATAAGGAATAATTCGCGAAGGAAAAGTAGGAACAGGACTCCTTAGTCCGTCCTGTCCCTACTACGCTACGCTATTTCCGTAGCGTTCTCCTAAATGAACAAACAAGGCTGGCAGGGCTGGGCTGGGCTGGCTCGCACACGTTCACACCTGCTGAGGACGGAGTTGGTTATCAGGTGGTGGGTGTGGTACAATCGTGAAATGAACAACTCAAAGCCAGGTCTATACGCAAACATTAACGCCAGACGCAAGGCTGGCACTAGCCGTCCTAAATCCAAAAGCACCATCAGCCCCAAGGTGTGGCGCATGATGAAAGCCAAGAAGGGTGGGTTTGAATCACGATAGAGAGCAGTTGAAGGTAGCGCACAAGTTCATTGCCCTGCTTCAACGTGAGAATGCACAGTTGCATGGCGTGCTACGTTTGCTAGGTCAATTGGTAGACGATATGAATGCCAACTGCTCCTTTGAGGTCTTCGAGGCACAGTGGAATGGGCTGACAGAGCAGGTCAAGAGGCTGTCAGGCTTCTTCGAGAGCCACCAGAAGGCACTCCAGTCGCTCCAGGACTCGATTCCTGACGTTTGGGACCAAGATGAGGTAGATGATGAATCCTAGAGAACTGCCTTGCAACAGCCCAAGGCGTACACCTGGAGGACCGAAGAAGTTTGTGGTGCGTGCTTGTAGTGGAGGTGAAAGCAAGACCATCCGCTACGGCGATCCCAAGATGACCATCAAGAAGAGCAATCCAGACCGCCGTAGGAGCTTCAGAGCTAGGCATGGGTGTGACAGCAAGCCTCCAAGCAAGCTAACCCCACGTTTCTGGAGCTGCCGAAATTGGTAGTTACATGAAAAGCAAAAAGGCTTTAAAATCGATTCCTTGCCCCCCAGCAGCCTCGCTACGGGGTCGGGATAGGCAAAATGGTAAAAGATGCGGAACTAAAACAAAACCCCAAGAATCGAGTTTAAACGTCAAGTTCAGGGTTGAACCGCTAGATAACCGAGCCTGCTGTTGCCGTATTGGTCGCTAGACTGCCGTTTATACGCCCCTTATAGCACCCTTATAGGGCTGTTCTACACACCCCTTATAGGGCTAACGATCCCGCGAAAGGCTACGCTACCGTTTGGATGCCTGCGCTTCCGTTTGTTGACGCTCCCGCCTAAACCTATCCCAACGCTCCCGCTGTGCCTTACTAACTCTGGCATAATGCTCCCGCGAAAGCTTGCGAGCCTTGCAAGATCCTTTAACGCTCCCGCCTTTCTTGCCTAGGCGCGAAAGGTAGGCTTTTATAATTTCGTCTTCGTTCATCTCAAATCCCATAATTTCATCCACTCAAAACATTCCCGCTTGGTTTTATATATTGCATCCAATCCATTGCCAAGATGCTGAATCCACCAATGCGGGCGGTGTGGGTACATCGTTCCCAACATTTCGGATGGCTTTCTAATGTAACCATATTCAAAACATCCTATTCTTTTTATTCTTTTGCTCATTCTTTTTTTCATATTTATTTTTCCTTATAGGCTGTGCTGCCGTTTGTTAGCAAGCGCGAAAAGCCGTTGGGGTTTGAACCCTTGGCGAATATTAAAACTATTCCTCCACCCATTCCCAACTAGATTCTCTTGTGGGCGAAAGGCTATAGCACTTATCGCAGCAATATTCTCGCCGTGTTCTGCCATGCCATGAAGCATCGTCACTACCGCAATCGCAAGGCACTAAAACATTGGATGATTCTTTTTGTAATTCCATTTCAATTCCTCTTTCTTTCTTTCATTCGCGCAATCAATAAAGACTGCGCTGCCGTTTGTTAGGATGTCCTTGCGAGAGCCAGAATCCATCCTCCGTTCCCCTCATTGACGAGGGGAAACGAGGAGAGACTATTTTCCTTTACGGATAAAATGGATCGTCAGTATTGGTGACATCATAAACACTATTTAATTCAACCTCGCAATCCCCCATCTCTTGATAGTCTCCAGCGTCAAACTTCTTGCTCGCTAGTTTTTCCGCTTGCTCTTGATTGCCCGCATAAACATCGACAATAAATGTCTCCGTTTGTTTATACTCAACCTTATATTTTCTTTTTCCAACTTGCTCTTTCTTCTTCATATATTCCGTGTCCTTTCTTTTCTGTTTGTTAGGCCATCCCGATAGGGTTTGACCTCTCCTCCCATCCGCTACGATGGGAGACGAGGGAAAACTACTTTTTCCGATTCTTAGGCCACACTAGCCACACAAAGGCGAGCAGCAGCCCGCCGTGGAGCAACCCAAGGGCGTAAACTTGTGGACAGTTCATGGCGTTACCTCTTCTAATCTCTCCAACGTCTCAATGACAGAATCAATACAGTCTCCTATTGTGGTATCCGTATCTTCACTATCCTTGGGCTTATTCTTTATGCCTTTAGACAATGCTTTTCGGATGTCATACATATCGAATAGAGCAGAACTTATTTCGTTTTTCATTCCGTCACCTCTTCCGCGCTAATTGGATTCCAATCTCCTTCTCCCGCAATCTCAGTCCATTCGCTGCCGTCCACCTGTTCGGCCTTATCTATGGCCTCCTCTTCGCTATTCGCCATTACTTCTAATTCATAATGGCTAATACTATTCGCACTTACGATGTATTTTTTCATTTATGCAACCTCCAGATTGTCAGCAATCGCTTGATTGCCTGCTTCAATTAGTGCCTCTCGCAATCCCCAACGGATTGACTCGAATTGCTTTTTAGCCTGTTTTTCGGTTAGTGTTACGCCTTGCTCTTCCGCCTGCGCCTGCACGTCCTCCCAAGAGAACCTTATTGTGGTTTGATATATAGTATCTTTCATTTTATTGTATCTCTCTTTCTTTTCTTATTATCGCGCTCCATTCCATTCCCTCCCGCTGCGCCCAACGTAGAGCGCGAGCGTAGGAAGTGAACCGCGCGAAAAATTGACCAACTGAATTATATACGGCGTAGGAGTGTTTAGTGTTTGCCATATGCTACGCACTCCTGTTTCTTATCCCAACAAGCGCGGCAGGTTAGGCACTTGTTGCCCTGCTCAGCGGATGGGCAAGTTTTCCCGCTTGTTACTACAGTTGAGACTTGAACGCCTAACCTCCTAGCCAATGGCAACGGCGCAACGCCGTCAATCATATGCGCACTAAGGCGGATAGTTAGATTCTCAGGCACTTTACCGCCGTTATTTATGAATGATTGGAGTATGCCCGCTTCCCGCGTTGGCAGCCAATGGCGCACGTTTGGGGTGCGTTCGCATACTTCGACTATTTTCTTAAGATGATTCTGATTTTGGATGTCTCCAGAATCGTGCCATCTAAAGAACGCATTCCCTTCCGCTTCGATTAGGTAAACCATGCTTTCCACCCAATCGCTACGGCGTAGGGAACGCAAACGGCGAGCCATCGCGTCCCGTGTGCTTTTATATAGATAAGTTGAGCGCATCGCGTAGCACTTGCTACATACTGAGCCTTCAACCTTCCTAAGCTTCCCGCCTACCTTGCAAAGTGAGGCAGGAATAGAATAGGCAGGGCAAGGCATTTTGGAAGGGCGAGAGAATCCTCCACCCGTTGACGTTGTTGCGTGTTCGAATGTCATCATATTAAACACCCCACACTTTTTGCTTAATCCATTGCAAGACCTTGTCCGCATAGTAGCAGGTTGTGGAGTTGTTAAGGAACTCCAGAATCTGCCGTTCATGGATTCTTCCGAACGCGCCATCGTTTAACAACTCATCGGTGAAGTAGTCGCGAATCTCAAGTTTCACGAACTCACCGCAACTTTTTGCGCGAATCACTCCACCTGCGCAATATTCTCCAATCCTCCAAGTTTTTGTATGTTTTGTCATATTGTAGTTTCCTTTCTTTATTAATTTTTACCAAAGTACCCAATCGCCATGAATAGAGCGCAAGGCGAGAGGAATAGGATTGCCAAGGTAAGGTCAATCATTTTGCAACCTCTTCACCTTGGAAAACTCGCTTATTCGTTTCTATGATTTCGGCGAGGATGCCTTTCGACTCTTCCGTCTCTTGCCAATATGCGTGCTTCCTCAGTTCGTCGTTGTTCAATCGTTTCCAGTTCTTCTTCCCGTCTTTGGATTGTTCTATAACTACTGCTTCATAATCAAACCAAACTTTATATGTCCCGTTGTCATAGTTTTCGCAATCCAAACGCTTGAGGATTCCAACTCCAACGCTGAGAGTTCCCCCGAAGAAGTTCCCGATGATCTGCGCAAGCCTTGCGGTTGCATAGGTTTCATCGTGAAGACGAACGCCGAAATGCTTTGCAGCCTCAGCAAACGCTAAGACCGATTCCGCACCGCCGTTCCAATGCAGATAGATTCCTACTGAGTTTTCCGTTGGCTTTTTTGCCAATGTGATGACTGCTCTGTTTCCCATATTGTGTATCCTTTCTTTTTCTTTTTGCCTTGAGAGTTCCTAGCGGATTCTCCCTCGACAAGTGGCAGTATTGCCAACGCTTGGCATCATGTCAAACTTTATTTTAAGATATTTTATAGTAAGATAGGGCATGGATGAAAACGGCGCACCTCCTAGCGCACCTATCGAAAAGGCTAAGAACGGGCGCGAAATATTTACGGACAAAATCGCGGATGAAATTGTGGCAGCTTGTGGCAGTGGATTTACTTTAGAGAAAGCGGGCGCACTTGTGGGAGTGAATGCGAACACAATTAAAACTTGGGCAAGCAGAAAGCCTGAGTTTGCCCGTAGAGTGGAAACTGCCAGAAAAAAGCATGAATTATCCCTACTTCGAGACATAGAGCTGGCAGGCGCGAAAAGCTGGCAGGCCAAGGCGTGGATGGCTGAGAGAGTTTACTCCTACGCAATCCCAAGTGCGCGACTCCAAGTCAGCCAAGACGTTACGCATGGAATCAGCGGGAACTTGGCCTCTTTACTCGCGGGGATTGCGGGGCGGAAGAAAATCACAGCGACTCCAGAAAAGCGACAAATCGAAAGCGGTCATAACTATATTGATATTCAACCAGTTGCTACCAAACCAGAAAATGATTTGTCGAATAATAAGTATTGTATCAACAAGACCAACTCTGTTGAACAACAACAAGATGCAACACCTAAAACTCCTAAGCTTCGACACAAGCGAATGCGACAAAGAAAGCCTAGAGCCGAGTCACTCGCAAAGTATCCACCCACCACCACGCCACCCGCCAACCCCCCAGCCCCCATTTAATACGCATAAAC